GGTGTAGACACAGAAGAGAGGGAGGCAGCTCGACAAATCTGTGAACAAGAATCAAACGCGATTATTGTTGCTAGTTATGGAACTTTTTCTACTGGGATCAATATCCGCAATCTGCATAACGTTATTTTTGCATCACCTTCTAAATCGCGTGTTCGTAATCTTCAATCTATAGGTCGTATTCTTCGTAAGGGGGAGAATAAAAATCAAGCAACTCTTTATGATATTGCTGATGATATATCAAACAACAACCTGAAAAACTTCACACTGAATCACATTAGTCGAAAGAGTTAAAATATACAATGAAGAAAAATTTGATTATGAAATTATTAGATGTTCGATTAAAAGAGTCCTATGATTAATTACATCCGTCATGATGAAGAATTTTATTTTATAGCCAAACTTGTTTCTGGAGAAGAAATAGTTGGTCAAGGTTTTGCTGTCGAAGAAAATGGTAATACTCAAATATTTGTAACGGATCCTGTAGAGATACAAGTTGTAACAAGATCTAATAATAGTGGAACCGTTAAAGGTGTATCTATGAATAAATGGATGCAATTCTCAAATGAAGACTTTTTTATAATCAATGAAAAAGATATTATGAGTATTGGTGGACTGAGTGATGAAATGATTCACATGTATAATCTATTCATTAAAAAAGCGTCATCAGACCAAACGGTTGAAGACGCTATTAAAGAAAGTGAAGTTGAATTAGATAAAACAATGGGATATGTTTCTAAAGTAGATGAAGCAAGGAAGTTTTTAGAACATATATTTAAAAAGAGCTAAAAGTAACCCTTGAACCCTTACAGAGTTATTGTACAGACATTTTTAAATCTTGTCAAGCTTGACAAGATATTTTTTTCACGATATACTGACAGAAAATTAAGGAACTCATGGTAGAAAAGAAAAAGCAACATTATCTAGACAATAAAGAGTTTCTACGTGCTCTTATCGAATATAAAGCAAGTGTTGCCAAAGCAGAAGCAAAAGGTCTTCCTAAACCAAGAGTTAATAATTACATTGGCGAATGTTTTTTGAAAATTGCAACTCATTTATCATATCGTCCAAATTTTATTAACTACATGTATAGAGATGATATGATCTGCGATGGTATTGAAAATTGTATTCAGTACGTAGATAACTTTGATCCAGAAAAATCAAATAATCCATTTGCATATTTTACTCAAATTGTTTACTTTGCCTTCCTTAGAAGGATTGCTAAAGAGAAACGACAGATGGATATTAAGGATAAGTTAATTGAAAAATCTGGTTACGAAGAAGTATTTACTTCGGATGGAGACGATAGTAACAATTCGTATAGTCAAATCAAGTCAAACATTCAATATAGTACTAGATATTAATTATGAAGGTTCTCGTTATTACTGATCAACACTTCGGTGTTCGAAACGATTCATTAATCTACGTTGACTACTATAAAAAATTTTATAATAATGTAGTTATCCCATTCATTCTAAAGTACAAAATTGAACATGTATTATGTTTAGGTGATACTTTCGATCGTCGTAAGTCTGTAAATTTCAATTCGCTAGAAGCAGCGAAGGAAATGTGGTTTGATCCACTAGAAAAAATGGGTGTCAAAATGACCATGCTTGTAGGCAATCATGACATCTACTATAAAAACACTTTACGAGTTAATGCCCCATCTCTCCTCCTGGGAGAGTATGGCAACATTTCGATTATGGATAGCCCTGGTGAATTCGTTCTTGATTCTTTGCGTATACTTGGCGTCCCTTGGATATGTGATGACAATCGATCCCGAGTTTACGAACTTCTGGAACAATCTACTGCACCTCTCTGTGTGGGCCATCTTGAGTTTAACGGTTTTGAGACTGTTCCTGGAATTGTAATGGAACATGGTATCTCAACAGAACCATTTAAAAAATTTGATAAAGTTTTATCAGGTCACTTTCATTCCAAATCAACTAAAGGTAATATTCATTATCTTGGTAATCCATATCAGTTGTATTGGAATGATTATCAATCTGCAAGAGGATTTCATATTTTAGATACAGAAACTCTTGATCTAAAATTTTATCGTAATCCCTATGTAATGTTTGAAAAAATTCATTATAGAGATGCTCAGGATTGGTTTGATGTAACTGGATATGCTGGTAAGTATGTCAAAGTAATTGTTGAAGATAAACAAGATCAACTCAAGTTTGACAAACTTGTTAGGATGCTTTATGATGCTGGTGTAGCAGATCTGAAAATTATTGAAGATCTTTCTGTTGAACTTGAAGGTGTTTCTGATGATGTGGAAACCGAAGATACTCTTACTTTGCTAGACAAATATATAGATGAAGTAGAGTGTTATAACAAGGAATCCGTTAAAAACACCATTAGGTCTCTTTATCTAGAAGCATGTGAGGTTTAATGTACGTCCTAATCTCAAAAAAACATGGTGGAGTATATGCCGTCAAGAATAAAGATGGTCTTAGAACTGTCACCATTTTTGCAGAAGAAGATGATGCCATACGGTATAACGTCTTACTTCAAGCAGAGGATTTCGATGATACCTTAGAAGTCACTGAAATTGATGCTGAAACCGTAGCACAGAACTGTTCTGTATACGGTTATAATTATTGTTATGTTGAACAAGATGACATTGTGATTCCCCCCAAATGATTATTTTTAACACTATTCGCTGGAAAAACTTTCTCTCTACTGGAAACCAATTTACGGAACTGCAACTAGATACGAATCCTTCCACTCTTATTCAGGGATCGAACGGTGCTGGAAAATCAACTCTTCTAGATGCACTTTGTTTTGGTCTATTCAATAAACCATTTCGTAAGATCAACAAACCTCAACTCGTCAATTCTATCAACGAAAAAGATTGTGTAGTTGAGATTGAATTTACGATTGGTAATATTGTTTGGAGAGTACACAGAGGTATCAAACCAAACAAGTTTGAAGTATATCGAAATGATGTTCTTGTAGATCAAGTTGCTGCAGCTGCAGATCAACAAAAGTGGTTGGAACAGAATGTTCTTAAGATGAACTATAAGAGTTTTACTCAGGTAGTTATTCTTGGTTCTAGTACCTTTGTCCCTTTCATGCAGTTGACTCCTGCATATCGGAGGGAAGTTATTGAGGATATTCTTGATATCCAAATCTTCTCTACGATGAATACTCTATTGAAAGATAGGCTTCGTCAGGTTCAAGAACAACAACGAGAGTGTGGTTATGAACTCAAGTCTGCAGAAGAGAAACTTAAGATGCAGGAAGAGCATATTCGCAATTCGCAAATGTCGAATGAGGGTGAGATTGAACTCAAGCATAAAGAGATTGCTGCATTAGAAGAAGAGATCTTTGAAATTAAAAAATGCATCAATATGCTTGAAGCAGAGAATCTGGATATCCATACTCAGATTACGGAATTTGACGATGTTTCTAACAAGATCCGAAACATCAATGAGTTGAAATATAAGATTCAGCATAACAATTCTACGGCATGTAAAGAACTTCATTTCTTTAAGGGTAATGATACCTGTCCTACTTGCACTCAGGTTATCGAAAAAACATTCAAAGATCGGAAAATTTCCGATTTAGATAAGTTAACTGAGGAGTATGAACAAGCTCTACTTAAACTAGAGTCCAAGCACATCACTCTAGATAAAGAGTACACTAAGATGCTGGATTATAAAGATCTTCTGAAAAAGAATTATACCGAGATTCAACATCAGAATAGTCTGATTGCTCGTAATGAAAAGAATATGTCTAAGATTTATTCTGAAATTCAACGACTAAATGAATCACCAGACATCGCAAAGATGCAAGGTAAGTTGGAAGTATATCAGGAAGAGTATTCTAATATTGAACAACGTTGTTCAGAGGTATCTAAAAAGAAAACTGAATATGAAGTGATCGGCAATCTTCTTAAGGATGGTGGAATCAAAGCACAGATCATCAAGAAGTATATCCCTGTGATCAATAATCGAATCAACAGGCACTTGACAAACATGGATTTCTATGTTAACTTCACTCTAGATGAAGAGTTCAATGAGGTCATTAAGTCTCGCTACCGTGATGAGTTTTCATACGCATCGTTCTCGGAGGGGGAAAAACAAAAGATTGATTTGGCTCTTCTCTTCACCTGGAGAGAGATCGCTAGAATGAAGAGTAGTGTTAGCACTAACCTCCTAATTCTAGATGAAGTGTTTGACAGTTCCTTGGATGCATCGGGAACTGAAGAATTACTCAAAATTCTTAAGAGCCTAGATAGTTCTACGAATACGTTCGTGATCTCACACAAAGGTGAGATTCTCGTTGATAAATTTGTTAACAATATTAGATTTGAAAAAATCTCTGACTTTAGCAAAATTGTTGATGAGGTCTAGATAGAGGTTAAGTCCCTGTTATATCCTTATGAGATATATCACACTTAACCCATCTGGGGAATTAGCTCAGTTGGTAGAGCACCTGCTTTGCAAGCAGGCTGTCAGGAGTTCGAGTCTCCTATTCTCCATTGATAACCAATCCTTATCGGTCAACCCCTTGACCCCTGCTTTGCTATGCCCTATATTAGGTACATACGAAACGAGGTCCGATGGTCAACACCGAAGTCAAAGGCACTCTTGCCAAACTGCTCGCAACGGAGAACCTGAACGTTGAGCACCGCAAGGTAGAGACTGCTTACTTCGATGTGCAGAACCGTATTCTGTGTCTGCCGATCTGGAAGAATGTCAGCAGCAGTGTCTACGATATGCTGGTGGGTCATGAGGTCGGTCATGCCCTTTATACCCCTCTGGACTATGCAGATCACCTTTGGGAGGTTCCCCAGGACATCCTGAACGTGCTGGAGGATGTTCGTGTTGAGAAACTCATGAAACGACGTATATCCTGGTCTGGCACGATCCTTCTTCAATGGTTATACTGAACTGGATCAGAAGAACTTCTTTGAACTGGAAGGTAAGGATCTTTCAAAGATGGCACTAATCGACCGTATCAATGTTCACTTCAAGATCGGTGTGATTGGTAATCGTACCCTCGTTCATTTTGAACGTGATGAGATGCAGTTTTGTCAATCGTGCTGCCGACACTGAAACGTTTGATGATGTGGTTGAACTTGGTAAGGAACTGATGGAATTCCTGAAGCAAAAGAAGCAGGAACAAGTTGAAGTTCCTTCTAATGCTTCTATGCAAGATGGTCTTCCTTCTGGGCAGACTGCAGGGCAGAGTCATGGGCAGAGTGAAGATGAAATGCCTGGTCAAACTAATCAAGGTGAAAACTTTGGTGATGAAGAGGGTGATGGTAATGAAGAGAAAGAACCTACCACTGGAACTGCTGATGGTGTAGAGGGTGGTAAGGGTAATGATATTGATGAGATGAAGTCTCAGACTTATCGTGCTCTTGCTGAGAAGCAAAAGGAACTCGTTGACAAACGTGCCAAGGATTATCTGTACATTGATATTCCTAAGGTCAATCTGAATGAGATGATCGTCCCTTACAAGTTCCTTCTTGATAGTTTCACTAATTACATCAATCAAGATCATAATCACTTTCAAGATGCACGAATCGAATGCACTAAGTTGTATCGTGAGTACAAGAAAGATAGCATCAAGTCGGTGAATTATCTTGTCAAAGAGTTTGAGTGTAAGAAAGCAGCAGATCAGTATGCTCGTTCATCAACTTCTCGCACTGGTGTCCTTGATACTGCACGTTTGCACACTTACAAGTTCAGTGATGATGTGTTCAAGAAAGTAACTACCACTCCTGACGGAAAGAATCATGGTCTTGTGTTCTTCCTTGACTGGTCTGGTTCTATGGCAAACAGTATGGTGAATACGATCAAACAACTGTATGATCTGATCTGGTTCTGCAAGAAAGTTGCTATTCCTTTCCGTGTGTATGGTTTCTCTGATGCATACACTAACGACACTGTTTTCCCTGGTGTTCCTTGTGAGAACAAACTGAATCATCTTCATATTGATAAGGATTTCCGTTTGCTGGAGTTCTTCTCATCCAAGATGAATGCACAGACTCTTGATACCATGATGGAATACTTCTACGTCAATTGTGAAGGTTTCCGTAAGAATCATGGTTATAATTATGACTTTTCTCTCTCTGGAACTCCACTGGTAGAAACCATCGTCACCACCCCCCAGGTTGTCGATAAATTCAAAAGTGAAGAGAAAGTCCAGAAAGTCAACGTTATCTATCTTTCTGATGGTGAAGCTTGCTGCCCTGGGTATACTGCATACATTAAAGCATTGGGGGAAAATCACTCTCAACCTATCTATGGTGATCAAGTTTGTGTTCTTCGTGATCCTAAGACTCGTTATTCCCGTAAGGTTGAAACTGGTTCTGGTTCACTGACCAATGAGTTTGTGGACTACATCTCCAATATTGTTGACTACAATCTGCTTGGATTCCGTCTCTGCGGTAAGTCTGAGATCCGTAATATGTGCCACCACAATAATATTGACTCCACTCAGTTTGAGAAGCAATGGGAGAAGCAAAAGTGTGCTGCAATTCCTAACTGTGGTTTCAAAGAACTTTATCTTCTTCCCCTTCCCAAATCACAATACAGTTATCGTTATTGGAACCCTAAAGAGGAAGAAGATAATGATGAAATTGCCGTCAAAGATCCTTCATCTAAGGCACAACTGACCAGTGCATTTAAGAAACATATGAATGGTAAGATGGTCAATAAGGTAATCTTATCGAAGTTTGCGGGTCAAATCGCTTGACCCCTGCCCCCCGATGCCTTATAATACTAAGGTAATCGACGGAACGACACCGCTCACCCTACATCATGACGAAACAAGTGGAACTCTCTAACCTGCAACAACGTTTCGGTAAGACTGTTAACTCGGCACAACTCAAAGAATATGCTACCGAGATTGGCATTTCTTACCAAACTCTCTCTAACAAACTGAAGAACTATAAGACTGGACGTGGAACTTGGACTCTTGATCAGGAGGTAGAAAAACTGGAACAGATTTATACTCATGCTGCTGTTGTTCCCGATGAGGAATATGTGTCGTTTATCCCCCAGAAGGATGCTGGTTTCGTCCCGTTCGGGAACTTTACTGATCTGAAGAAAGTAATCCAGTCCAAGCAGTTCTATCCTGT